ATGCAAGAGTTGATTGATAAAGGATTGCTTGAGCAGGTAAAAGATATATCAATTTTTAACGAAAAATACGTTGCTACTACATCTCCTGATGATATGTTAGTGGGTAATATATTTATAAATGGTGATTTGAAAGCGGAAGGTAATGGAGGTGTTTTCTTTGTTACTAAATTTGGTGATGTTTGGGCCTCTTCCAATAAAATGATAGCTGATCAAATAGCTAAGAGAATAAATAAATCTTTAGGGATTAATGGAGGGAAAGGATATTTAGTTTTGGTAAAAGGTACTGATGCTAAATTAATAAGCAGTCCTCAAGGTGCTTCTTCAAGTTTAAAAATAGTAGAAGCATTAGCTTCTGATGGGTTAATCTCTCCTTCTGATTTTAGAAAATCTATAATTTCTGCATTACAAAATAACAAGGATACAAAAGCAAAAATAAACCTCTCAGTAAAATTAAGTTCTGAAGATATGATATCAGCAGTAGATTCATTGTTTGATGATGTAAGTAAATCTTCATTTGACAACAGAGGAACTCTGTTAAAATCAATAGTAGTTGAACTTGGTAAAACAGAATCAATAAAAAACAATAATAAAAAAATTATTGAATTCTTAGGTGGTGACACTTCTAAAAATATTGGTTGGTCAGCAACTTCAAAAAACACAAACACAAGTCAATCAGCAATAGATTTGATAGCTGGTGCTTCTAGAGAAGAATTAACAAAAGGATTGAATGGTGGAGACATATATGCAGTAATAGAGGTTGATGATGAGGTTATAGTTAGTAAAGATTCTCACCAAAGTTATCCCTTTCATATCAAACAAAAAAATGGAAAATCACCTAAATTAATACTTCTTGAAAATAGACAGAATGGACGTGAAGTGATGGTGTCTTCATCTAATGAAAGTGTTGATGAATTAGGTAAAAGCTTCGATGGTAAGGTACTAGGAAGAGCATCAAACGGATATGGAGATGGATATGTTGATACTGAAAAGTCTTCTAAATCAAAAAAACAAATAAAGAAACAAAGAACTGATAAAGCTTCTGAAAAACTTCAGCAATTATTTAAAAGAGACGACATACCATTAACATTACAAGAAGCAAAAGAAATAGTGAATGAGGTTATAGATTGGACTACTTGGTATGATGGGCTTGCTACATATGTAGATGATATATTTGGAGAATACTCTGAAGATATATTATCTATGCTTCCTTTAGCTTCTATGGCAGCTAATAGTGCTGCTACTGTAGGATTGTCTATAAATAATGCAGAGAAAATATACAGAGGAGAAAAGCCATCTGGAGTAGCTGAATATTATGGATATGTTACAGATTTTTTAGAAGGTAAAGGTATAAAGTCAGATAAAATGTCTGAATTCTTTAAAGCTCTAACTGGAAATAAGGATGCTATAGCAGTAGATATGCATGTTTACTCTATAATAATGGGTAAGAATCCTAATAAAAAACAAGTAAATCCAAACAATAAACAAGAATTTGATAAGGCAAAAGAATTTGTCAGAACATTAGCTACTGAATTAGATTTAGCACCAAGAGAAGTACAAGCTGCTTTATGGGCTGCTAATATATTGAGAACAGGTGGGAGGCCTGACAGTTATGAACAATACTTTAAAAAACAACTAGATGGAAAAGGACTTAAACAAAGAATCGAAACCTGGAGGAACGAAGGCTATAAGCCATTTTCTGAAATTCGTAAAGAAAAAGAAGGATCTAAATCAAAAAAACAAATAAAGAAACAAAAGTCAACTATCAAAATATACGGAGAAGACTTTACTGAAATTTTTGAAAAATATGGAATTCCTTTTGCATATCTTTCTGATATTAAAAATAGAAATATACCAGAATTCCTTGGAGGAGAAAATAAAAAGATAACTGAATTAAGAGAAAATATTTTAAACTCAATAAATATATCTTTAGAATATTGGAAAAATGATTTATCAAAACAATCAAAAAAAATATATGATTCAGATAGCAGTTTAGAATTTAGAAAGTCATTAATAAACAAAAAATCTGATAGAATACTATCACTTGAAAAACTTAAATCTAATGTTGAAAATAATTTGCTTTCTTTATCAGATATTGAAATAGGTAATGTTGCTGAAGGATCTAAATTCAAAAAACAAAAAGGTGAAAAACTAACAGAACCAGTAGCTGGAAACAAGTTGTTCAATGAGCCTTTGAAGGATGCCGAAAAGATAGCTCAATCTTACATGCAATCTATTGGTATGGAATACGTGCCAGTAGAAAAGATAACAAAGCTAGATGAGGACCTATCTAAAAGAATATCTGACGCTTACGATCAGATGGAAAACAATCCAAACGATCCAGAGGTAAAGGCCGCTTATGAGGCGATGGCCAAGGAAACATTAGACCAGTATGACGCTATATTATCAAAAGGATACAAGGTTGAGCTAAATAATAACGATCTATACTCTTCTTCTGAGGACATGATAAAGGATCTTAGAGATAATAGCAAGATGAATGTATTCCCTACAGAGTCTGGATTTGGTGATGAGCCTATTACTGACGAACAGAGATCTGAAAACTTACTGTTAAAAGACTCTGGTAGAAAAGATATAAATGGTGAGACTTTATTGATCAATGACGTATTTAGATTTGTACATGATTTCTTTGGTCATGCTAAACTAGGAAATAGTTTTGGGCCAATAGGAGAAGAAAATGCATGGAGGGTTCACTCTGAGATGTATTCACCAGAAGCTAAAAAAGCGATGACATCTGAGACCAGAGGACAAAATAGTTTTGTCAATTTTAGCGGTGTTAATGACGCTGTATTTAAAAAGAGAGACAAGGCAAGAGAGCTACGAAAGGAAGGGAAGATAGATCAGGCCAACCAGATGGTTGAAGAGGTTTATAATGAGATGAAGTTTGCTGATCAAAAGATTGGTCTGTTGCCTAGCTTTGCTATCGAAGAAGGAGCTCCGTCTAAGATTAAATTCCAGAAGACTACAACTAAACAGGAGGCCATTCAAAAGGCAAAGGATGAACAAGAAGTTAATGCAGCCATTGATAACTTACAAAAATCCGACTGGTATGAAAACGCTGACGATACAGCAAGAGAGGATGCAGTTAGGGAGATCAAGGCATTCTTCGGTGAGAAGATTAAGAAAGCCCCATCTGTAGCTAAGATATTAGGCAAGCCAAAACCAGAGACGCAAACAAAGACTGTTGATGCATTACGTAAGGAATTTTTTACCGCTTGGAATAAATCAGCAAGAGAAGCGAAGGCCGATCTGAATGCCAAAAGAAAAGCCATTGGAGCGATTGTCAAGTCAATGGTACGATCTGGCAAAATCACAATCAAACAATCTGCTTCTATAACTGATAGGGCTAGCAGCATAAATCTTGATAATCCTGTAATAGTTCAAAGATTTTTGGATTATGTAGCTAAAGTTTTCGCTGACGCTAACTACCAAGAGAAGTTAAGAAACGCTTTCACCATAAGAAAAGCGATAAGAAGACTAACTAAATCAAACAACCAAGCAGAGGTTATTGGAATGGCTAAGATGTTCCTAAATATCGACCCATCAATGGTTGAGGATATCGATACATACAACGAGATAGCCGATTCAATTAAAAATGCCATGGCTCCATCTGTTGTAAGAGGAGAGCAGGTTAAATTTAAGCAGCCAGCCAATATAGCTGACGTGAATGAATACACGATGGATGAGCTGTCAAGACAAGAAGAGATCAGAAAGGATCAACTGTTGGCTGAATATGACTACCTTAAGGAGGCTGGTTTGATATCTAAAGACATGACACTCAATGAAATAAAAAGTATCATTGAGGAGATGAAGTCACCAGAGGCAGAGTTAGAAAATGACAAGGTGAATGAATTCGTTACAAGAAGGCTGGATATGATGCTCGGAGATGTGTTGTCTATCATTAGAACTGGAGTCAACCCAATCACTGGGGAAGATATGGAGATATCTGAGAAGAACAAAGATATCCTAAAGGCCATAATGAAGATGGACCTAAAAGAACTTGACATAAGAAGTTTGATCTATCTATCTGAATCTGTAGACAACTTCCTAAATAACGGAATAACAAGCGGTCTTGAGGCCAATGTGAAGTCGTATATTGGAGCTATGAATGTTAAGGCTCTTGTTAATGCTGGCGTAAAATCTGTCTCAATAAGAACAGTGATATCTAGAAGTGCGTCTAAAGAGATACTTAGCATTCCTTTATTTTTTGAAAAAATATTTAGAGGTACTATTATCGGAAATAAAGTGATGAAAGAAATGGGGTTGTTAGACCTTGTTAGAGGTAAAAACACGGCAGACATGATCTATAATATGATTATGGAAGAATACACAAAGCAAGATTTTTACGGTAAGGACTTTATGACTCATCAAAATATTATAGAGAGGGGTATGCTTGGTTACTTAATGAGGAATGTCAACGGTAATACATTACAAGTAAAGTCTGAACTAAACAGAAGAATTGAAAGTGTATCTCAAAGTATTGATAGACTAAAGGAAGGTAACAAGGATGAGCAGAAACTAGCAGAGATGTATGAGATCGCATACTCTAAATTGAACTTAAAATCTAAAGACATTGACCTCATAAGGGCTAACTCATCTAAAGAAAACAGACAAGCTGTTGACTGGTGGATTGATCAGTGGAAACAACACTATACAGATCTATATGATGTCAGTTTATCTGTTTATAACACCATGTTGAGTGGTGACATAAACTATACACCAGATAAACAAAAATTAATATCTTCAAGACAAACGGCAGATCAAGATATTTCTAAATCTGATAGTAGTTTTGGATCAAACCTTCAATATACAGACACGAAAAAATCTGGTGTGTTAATGGAAAATTCAAGAACTCTAGGTAAAAATAGATATATTGATTTAAACTTTGATAGCAACAATGCAAACTCATTAAGAAATGCCCTTGTTGATATCAAAACAGCTGGTACTATAAGACAATTAAAAGGTTTTATAGACTCTGAAAACTTTTATAAACTAGCTGGTGATCAAGCCACAGTAATAAAGGACAGGGTAAATACTTACGTAAAAAGAATGAAGGGTAAGGGTGTAATGAGTAAAGACAATTACCAAGAGGTGATGAAATATTTTAATGCACTGTCTAAAGCTGGTACTATTAGAGCTCTTGGCGGAATAGGCTCTGCAATTAAACAGTTTTCACCTATTATAAACACTTTGATCAATTCTGGTAGGTTTACATCATTAACACCAAGTAGCAGTGCGTGGATAAATAGACTAGGTATGCCTATATCTAACCGTGGAATACAAGCAGAGGCAAATATTGATTCAATTAATAAAAAAACTAATGCCTTATCTGAATCTCCATTAGGAAAGGTTTACGATGGTGTATCAGCAGTTGGTGATATGTGGTTGAAGGCATTGATTCAATATCCAGATGTTTATGTAGCTAGATCATCATTTATTACTTACTACCTAAAAAGCTTAAGGGATCAAGGTCTTAGTGAGAAGATAGACTGGGACAATCACGTTGAGAATAAAAAAGCTTCTGAGTATGCACAAATAATGTTAGATAGACAGCAAAACATTTCTGATCCTTTACTGGCTGGCGATCTCTTTATGAGCGAAAACAATGTAAAGACAATGGTTACTAAAATTATTATGCCATTTACTTCTTTTGTTTGGAATCAAAGGGCTAGGATGATAAATGATATACAGATATCATTTTCTAAACATGCATCCAATGAAGACAAAAAAATAGCTAGGTTGTCATTAGTTGGTCTTTCAGCAGAGATTATAGTATTTAACATGCTAGGTGCTGCTATAACAGGAATGATAGACGCTATAACAAATTTCTTATACGGAGAGGATGATGATGAGGAAGAGGTGTTATTCTATGTTTTTGGTATGAAGATTACTAAGGATAACATTCAATGGTTGAAGACACCTATTAAAGCTATGTTAGTAGACCTATTTTCACCCCTTCCAGGTATGACTGATGAACCATTGGTTGCTGGATTAAATAAGTTATTTGAACAATTCCCATTAATTGGTGATGATGAGATATCAGAACTAGTTAAAGTTGAAAATGATATAAGGATAGCTAACGGAGAAAAGCCGATGGACGATAAACAAAAAGAAAAGTTTATTGAACAAGAAAAAGAAAAAAGAAAGTTTCAGCTATATGAAGATATGGAACCTACTGGACTGGAGAGGTACATACCTGGTGCTCCAGGGGTAGCCTTAAAGACATACACTGAACTATATGATGCTATGTCATTGGCACTTACTGGTAAGTACGAAAAGGAAGACGAATTTGGTAAAAAAACTATCAAATATATATCTGATGAAGACAGAAAAAAGATTGGATACGGATTATACTTCCAAATACCACAAGCTATAGGTTTACTACCTCGTGAGGCTGGGACAATTACAAATAAAGGTATTCGAAATATCAAGAGGGGAGCATCTACTGAAAATAAAAAGACAAAGACTGAAGAGCTTGAAAAAATGATCAATCGTCCAGTAGGTAAAATTGAAAAGGTATTGATTGATAAAAATGTATCTAGCGAAAATATATTTAAAGAGATAAGGTATATAGATAAATCTGGAGGCTTTACTGAAAGTCAACAAAATGAATATGCTAAACTAAGAAAAGTTATTAGTAAAACTAATTCTTATCTTATAAAAAGCATAAAAAGCGGAATGACTTCAGAAGATATAATAAGAAGAATTGTTGAAGCGAGAAAAAAGAAGGTTTCTACTTTTTAAAATAATCAAGAGCGACTCCATAACAGTAGTTTAGCTTACTTAAGTCTGATTGTATAAAGAAAGGGTGGTGTCGTAATTCGATACGCACCCTTACTTTTTTTTTCTCGTAGATATAATTCTCTACAACTTCAATCATTTCTTCAACTGTTATCATTAGAATAAATGTGTTAATCTTGCAACTTGACCATATTTAGGATGATGTATAAATGCCTCTACTGCCTTTGGTGCATGTTGATAAGCATTACGGTGATGCCAAGAGTCAGTGCCAGAAGGACTCCTTAAGGTTTCCACACATACAGACATGTAATCTTTAGCTGTTTTATGGTGAACATGATGACCATAAATATACCTATGTTTACAATTAGCCCAATCTGTAGGTGCTTCGTGAGCCATTAATAATGGCAAATCTTGTGCTTTAGCACCATCCATATGTGTGGATCCTATTAAATTATTCCCATAAACTGTATATTTGCGATGGGACATATCGTTATTAAATGTTATATTTTTACATTTAGAGAACCAAGCCTCAATACATTGTAGTAGCATAAACCCAGACATATAGTCGTGATTACTTGGGTTATAAACAACCTCAACATCAGCCACAGACATTAATCTCTCTATTATATCTATCAACAGTTTTTTAGCCATGATAAAATTGTCATACCACATGCCATCTGTATCTTGAGGAGTGCCAGCGGTTGTTGTTCTCTTTGTGTTGTCGGTGTGCAAGATGTCATTCCCTGCAATAAATATAATCTTATCAATGTTAAATGGACTTGACTTAGAAAGTATTCCCTCAAGCCCAGACAATACCCTTTGAACTGCTATCTGGCTGTTGTATTCCTCTCCAGTTTCAAATATTGAACATATCTTACCTATGTGTATGTCTGCTGGATCAAATACAAGACAGTGAGATTCAGATGTAGGGTTTTTACGAGCGATCTTAGCGTACTTAGGACTCCATGTCTTTATCTCGTTAACTAGATCAAATATAAACTCTTTAGGATCAAAATCTGACCCTCCATTTACGTTTATACTGTAGTGCTTGCCTTTGTACCAGTAGTGCTTAACTTGAGACTCATCTATACCTACTCTTTCACACTCATCAATCAGTCCTCTATTATTAATATGATAAGATATGCTTCTTCTTAATGTTTCTATATCTTTAGATGTGCTTGGGTCCTCTTCAAATATTATCCTAGCTATCTCTGTTTTGTTTTGAGTTACGTTATCGTAAAGATCAAAAATTCTATTTCGATTATGTTTCATGGGTTTTTAGAAGGTCTTTAAGTAATTTAATTAGATTTTCTATATTTGATTTCATTGAGATGTATTCAGCATCTGTAAGATCTTCATATATGCAGTCAGTTAGATCGTTGATCTCCCTCATCACTGCATTTATATAATTGATGTGTTCCATTTACGCCTCAAATATAATTGATTATAACCAAAGAATTATAAATTGTTAATAATTAATATTTGATAAAAAATTAAGAACGTCAAGATTATATGTGACCTTATACTTGGTTAGGTCTTTCACCTTTAGGTATTTATTAGTGAATTTCTTATCGAGAGGCTCAAGATGCTCATCAAGTGCCAGCGGTATCTTCGTCTCTTCTTTTATTATAATACCTAGTCTACTTGTGTTAGATAAAGGCACCGCCTTTATAATAACATTTACACAATATACACCTCTCATCTACATACTTTTACTATTGATTCTGGATTATCCTCACATGCGTCTAAATAATTTTGCGTAAAATTTAAAAGACCTTCATAAGTTCCCCATCCGTTTTCTGGATTAAACTTTTTAAACTTACCTGTATTATCTCGGAGTCTAGATAAGCCTTTCTTTAAATACGGTATAATATCTTTAGCTAGTATTTCTTGCTTGTCTTCAAACTCATACTCTGACTTGTGGTCTTCCTCTGGAATGTTATAGCCATCAATAAGTCTGTGAGGTCTCCATAAGGCTTCATATAGTCCAGCTGCATCGGCCATCTCTGTCAGATTGTGCGTTATATTGTCCGAGTACAAAGTCTCGTATTCTATTTCATGGGTCTTAAACTCATCATAGCTTACCCATTTCTTTTTTGTTAAATCTACATCTAAACTCATACATTAAATTTTAAACCCCACATTAAACCTATCATTGACATCTCTCGTTCAGCCATCCTAGCATTCATACGAAATTTTTCTCTTAAATACTTTTTGCCCCAAGATTTCCAATTGTCGTACTGATCTTCAGTCATGGTCCAGTCCGTATACCAATCATCCTTTCTGTCTTTTACATCATCGTATGTTACGTCATGCCCAGCTATTCTGAACATCTCGTTGATCATATCGACAACCATTTGATTTTTTTTATCCATTTTTCTCTAAGTATCAATTCGTAATAGTTTGTTTTTTCTTCGTGCTCATTTTTATATGTTGTCCATATCTGTGGAAAATCTTTTATACACTGTTCAATTCTTTCCTTCTTTGACTTGGTTTTGTCTGTGTAGTATTCATAATATATCCAACATTCCCAGTAATGATCTTGCTCATAAGCATTTACAGACACAACTATCTGCCATTTAAAGAAAACAAAAGATATTCCTGGTGCATATTCAAAACGTATGTTATCACTTCTCCATTTAGTTTTCCATCCAAGACCCCAAAAGTTAAACCCAAACTTTTTAGGTACTGCATATGAGCATCGCATTTTATCTGCAAATATTTCATCATAAGATTTTATCCTATAAGTATATTCAGAGTTACGTTTATTAAACTCCTCAGTGCTTTTTATGCAATCCAAAGTAGCTTCATGAGCTCTTTCTGGTGTTGCCTTTACCCACTTACGAGGGTAGAAGTGTGGAGTGCCTCTAGCAATTTTACCACAATACCAATTCAACTTGAACGACTTAAAAGGGGACCATAAGGCTTTTATAAATCTCAAGTCTCTCATAAGTTCCTAAGCCAATGATTAAACGCAACTCCAAGGTCGTTTATCTGCTGATAGAATTCCATCAACTCCTTGTCATCCTCTCCAGCAATTTTTTTGTAAAGATTATCGCCATTTCGCTCGACCTCTTTGATAAAGTCATTGCCTAGCATTTTTATTCTCTTGTTATACACCTTTGGGTATATCTCCTTGATGTCCTCCATGTAGTCCATCATTACTGGCAAAATACCTACCAAGGCTGCCATCTTCTTCTCGTTGGTGATAGATTTCTTTTTCTCCATAACTTAAATTTTCGTAATTATATTCTATTGTATTTAACATCTCTTCCTCTGACAGGAAGTCGTCTATTTTCTTGTAACCAAACTCCCCCTTCGTATCGTGTGAAGGTCCTATTGCGTGAATTAAATTATCTATTAGAAAGTGCCATGATATGTTGTACTTACTTGGCAGGTTCTCTATTAGCTCGCCATTTATTATGTCTCTCCTAAGTTGGTGTCTAAGATCAATCAATCTCGATAAATCCTTCACCGTTGTAATACGTTGCCTTGATTCCATGTGATTTTATTTCTTTTATTCTATAAACTTGAAGTGGCCTAGGTTTCTGTCCAGGTCTCTTTACCTCAACAAACAAAGCACTACAGTCCTTTGGTAATGCTAATAGGTCTGGTATACCGTTCTTGTTTGTCATAATTAACTTTATGACATAATACCCCTCACTCTCAAGTTGCTTGATTAGTTTTGATTGTATCTGCTGTTCTGTTGCCAAATGTTGTATAGTATTTCTTAAGATGTGGCGTTACCTTCTCGAGATCAGCAAACTTAACGAATTTTAAATTACTATCCAATACTTGAATTGAATTTATTATTATTTTTCCATCAACATATGCGTAATCACACACATTTAATACTAATTGTTCTGGTGCTTCTAGATCGAAAGTTTCTATCAACTTCACAATCATTGGATCATTTAACATCTTCATAAAAATTTATTTTTAGTTGATTATGAGCCTCTAATATGAGAGCCTCTAGTTCTTGTTCTGCCTCAAGTTTAAATCTCTTTAACTTAATAATATCCAATTCGATATCCCTAATCAATTGAAGTTGATTTTTAATTTTTGTTTCCATAGTCTTTCTTAAAAATATTAACTGTATATTTCTTTTTTGCTTTTACTGAATCATAAATTTTATCTTCTATTCCTCCATCAGAGAATATCCAGTATACCTTGTTAAACTTTCTTGTCATTGTAGTCATACGATCACGAGCTTGCCAGTATGATGTAGCACTGAAATCTATGTTATAGAACACAACATAGTCAGCATTTTTTAAGGATATACCCTCACGTCCTGATACAATTTGTAAGGCAATAGCCTTATATTCCTCATCGTCAAATTTATGTAGCTCTGTAGTTAGATCGTCACCAAATACTTGCTTGAGTACGTTAAGCTCTTCTTTAAACTTGTAGAATATGCCAATTCTTTCAGTCGCAAATCTCGACTTGATAAACTCAGCCTTTGTGGTATCTAGTATCATGCTATTGCCACTTTCAAACTTTACAGTACCGCTCCATAGTTGGTGTAGCTTCTGCATCAGCTTGACTGGTGTGTCTGCTAATATTACCTCATCTTTACCTTCGACAACTAAATCTCGCTCTAATTTTTTGATTATGTTTTTTGTCGTATCGCTCATCGCAATATGCAATATCTCTTCCTCTATCTCAGTAGAGAACCCAGCTTGCTTCTGTTGGAAGGTTATCATGTATTCATTAACGGCTGACATTATCTTATGCTCGATACCTTTGTCGTACTCGTTTATCATGATGCCATTTATACTTCTCTGATACTTATTTACATAGTCATCGGCCCACCTGTAGAAATTAACGTAGTGACTAAACGGACTATATAAACTTACCCAGAACTGATGATAGATCTGACTGTATGACTCTGGTGTTGGTGTCCCAGATAAAAATATCATAGGCTTACTGCCAAACATCTGTTTATATATCTTGGTGTGCATCCCTGGTTTAGGGAACGCCCCAAACCTATGATGCTCATCGTGTATTATCAAGTCATAATCTACGCTAATTTTATGCATAGACTCGTCATTTATTACGGTGAGATCAAAGTGTTCCGAAAATCCAAAGTCTTTATAGTCGTTCTCTATAGACTTTATAGCTTTCTTTTTTGTCAGAAACAAAACCCTTTTAGATCCATACAGCCTAGCTATTTCAAGGGATGTTGCTGTCTTGCCAGTCCTAACCTCCATTGCAAGGTAAACGATATTTTTACGAAAAAGTATTTCATTCGCTTTCCGTGATATTTCTAATTGATAGTCTCTTAAGTTCATTGTAGATTTCATTTAATTCATTTTGATTTTTAGAACGTGACAGCTCCTTTAAAGAATAGTAAGGCCGATAGTCTAAAAATTCCCTACTGCCACACAAGAAGTCATGCGTCATTGTATAGTCGCTGTGCATCTCTTTTAATTCAGCATGTCTCCTTGTGCTGTTAGCGGTAACGCTCAATAGCTTGTCTATAACACCTATTTTTTCTTTAAGTTTAGCTATTGCGTTCATAATTTAGAAATTTAACCTACTCTGCTCATTTTGCTTAATCTTAAATTCTACATTCTTACCATTTGCTCCACGAGTAATCTCTGGCTTCATTCCGTACTGATAATCACCAAACGAATCTAACCATCGGTAGAACTTTATCTGTGATATCTTGTGACTACCATAATTACCAAAGTCTGGATACTCTGAAACAAAAGTATTATATAGACTATTACCAAGTGTTGGCATATTTGCTTTTGTGTCCATGTTATCCTTAGATGTACACCATTCCCAAAAGTCAGCACTTGTTTCTGCAATAAATTTACGAGTTTTTAAGTTCTTGAATTCACTCTGCATTAGCCCCTTGTTTAAGTATAACTGTAGGTTGTATATCATGTAGTTATCAAACTTAATCCACTCATTGTCAGACCAATCCGCAAATAGCATATGCCCGAATTCACTCTCTGGTGTATAGTTTTTTGAGTAGTGTTGTTTGAATTCAAGGTCCCACTTACGCCTTTCAAAAGAATTACCTGCACCCCTTATGGCATAATTTGTTGTTATAACTATCTTTGGTGAGTCTTCAAATTCAATCTTTATCTCGTCCTTGTTTTTCTTTTCAAGTGTTATACCCTCAGTGATAACTGAGAATAATCTCTCAAAGTCAAAGTGACGAGCCACGTCATCAAACACCAAGACCTGTGTGTCTACCTGTACACGTTGGTAAGGGAATGACTTTTGGAAGCTGAAGCCTTTTCCATCAATTATTACCATCTTCTTCATGTGACTTATAGACTTAACAAAAATACCCTTACCAGTACCACCCTCTGGGTTGTCACTGATTACCTCATCGTTAAGTATTATCGCTGGTGCATAACTTTGTGGCTTATGGGAGTGCATTAAATATCCGATGGTAGACTCAACAGAACGCTGTCTGTCTGGAGTATCGCCAGCAATATTATTTATGAACTTCTTGTACTCACAATCCTCATATTTTGATAACGTAAAGATACGTTGGATCTTTTGCTTTTCCCATACATAACCAGATAAGTCCTTGTAGTCTATCATCTCAATATGTGACCTTGATACACGTACAGCACAGTTTAAATAATACAAGTATGCCGTATCTGCTGTATCTTTTATGAAGTCAGCGTCTATCTTTGAAACGTAATTTAGAAATGTCTCTTGAAAGAACTTCGTGTTTATAGCAAAGAAATTGTAAACCGACATGTCTTCACGCTCGTGTAGATATTTTAAAACAAAGTCTTTTATTACGTCCTCGTTTACATCACTGATGGTATTGTTTACAACTCTCACAAAAACAAAATTTATAGAAGTTGGAGGGTAATACTTGTAGAATCCACTTCCTTCTAAAAAATTCCTAAACAAATGAGGGACTAAATCAATCTTGCCCTTGCTACTCTTTGTCCAGAAGTCCTCGTCTGTGGATGGGACCTCCTCTATGTTATACTTTTTTGCCACTTGATCGATTGGAACACCCATCTTTATATCGTTCCTTATAGAGGTCTCCTTATCTTTGTCTTCAAAGTACTTAGTGTTGAAAAGGTTAGTGTTCTTGTATGCACTATAAATAATGGTAGGTATTTCGCTTGACATAGAGCCATCCGAATCGTGATTATTAAGCACAGAAAATGCATCCTCCTTGGTTATACCATACTCGTTCAGTGCCGATGCCAATATAAACAAGTTGTTGTTGCGTTGGCCAGCGACCATGCCGTGGTTCTTTGTCCACCATAGATTAAGTCTACGAACTATCTCTTGATGGTCCTCAACAACAAACATAATAGGCTTACTTTCTACTGGCCTATCAACGTCAACCTCCATCTGAGTCCATGTTGTTGATAACTCGTTTACGTATATCTCTGGGTCATATGACTCATAACAGACCCTAGATATGTTTCTTGATGTTGTGTCAAATTGTGAGATGTTGTAATGAGTCTTTAGTGCGTTGAAGTATTTCTTGTGATGCATAGGGTCTTTTGGTATCCTTACGAGAACCTTTAGCCCATCACCAGATGGTGATAAGAAACACGAATAGGTGTATTCATCTTTCTCTATATTCTTACGAAATTCGGATAGATGTGCATCATTATCAAAACCATCGAAGTCTATACATATGAGTCCACTGTGGTTTATGCAAGCCGTATCTGCACGTTTGGAGAACTGACCAGAGAAACATATTGCTGGAAGAAATTTCTTCTTATCGTTTCTTTTATTCTTGTCTGTCTCTGATCGAACGTCCGTTACCAAATGCATAGACTTGCCGTCTCTTATCCTTGATATAGCTACCGTAACGTCTACGTGATAGGGTGATAATGTGTCGTTGATTGATTTAAAGTATGTTATCATATTCCTTTATGTCGTTTAAAAGTAATTGGTCATTAACTGATAGTAGGTACTCGTACTTGTTTATCCAATAGTGGACCGCACTATGGTCCCGATTGAATAAATGACCTATCTCTTTTAATGTAAGACCTGCCTTTCTCAACTGAACATAAAGGTGTGCCCTCTTGTGAACGAGATGCTGTTTTCTTGATGGAGAGTTTAAACTGTCTCTATCAATTATCGATTGGATTATTGTTTTCATTTTCTCATTTCTTTTATTGGTAATAATAATTCTTCATAACCGCTTATGCTTTCTCCTATGTATTCGTGGCAGTAAGAAGCTCTTTCTAATCTGTTAGATGCTTTTTTATCAGTATCTTCTTTTATAGTTCTTTTTTTACCATTATTTACTGTTGGTCTCCATTTATTACTTTTGTTAAAGTACACACCTAACGCTGGGTTTACTGTTTTTATAAAACAAAGACCTCCTTCATTTCTTATAATACCTCCTGCAAATTCAGATAACTTAACGCCCAATCCCATTCCTTGAAAATCTGGCATGACAACTATTCTACTTATAGCAAAACCATTAGGGCAACCTTTCCTTGGTTGATTTATTATAGCAATAATTGCAATAGGTTTGTTTTGCCATTCAAATAATAAAAACTTACAACTTTTATTTACTTCTTCTGTTAGATAATGATGTTTTTTGAAGAGGTTCCAAGTTTCAGATTCGACTCTACTAATTTGTAGTTCGATTTTTGGTCTGCCGTGCCTTCGATAGTCGCACCTTTCGAGTACGCCTCCTTTTTGCGGTGAACAAGTCCAATCTGGTATTAACCATTCTAAAATATCATAATGACAAGATGCTAAAATAATCCTCTTGTTTTCTCTACGAATGTATTTTTGTAATGCAAAACTCATAGCTTTAGCAACATCTCTATCAATAACAGATGTATATTCATCTATTAGTATTACTTCACCATCCTTAGCAGATGCAACCAAGTAAGCTAATGTTGCCCTGTATTGTTCGCCATTGCTTAATGCATTAAATGGTCTTAACCAAGTTGGTACTGATGATAAACCCATTGAAGTTAAAACTAATGTAGCTTCTTTTGGCTCTAGCCAATTAAAGTTGCTTATTAATGGTTTATTGTAATCAAATTTAGGTTGTTTTAACTCACCACATTTTTTCAAAATTGTAGTCTTTCCACTACCACTACTACCGAGTATAACACCTATATTCCAATCAAAAGTTTTTGCTTCTCCTAAACTCATAGGAATAGATACAGATGTTTCTTCTCTGTTCTGAATATCAAATGATTCATATACATAGTCTGTATATTTATCATTAATTATTTTTGATTTAAGTTCTATTTTCATGTCTGTATTTAATTTCTTTTTTTAATAATTCTAGGTGCCATTCTGCACCACCATATTCAAGTATCGCACTGATGTGGTCGTCTGTTAGATGTGCAACTGGTATCCATATCAAAGGTTGCTTGCCATCTATTCCTCGACTGCCTCTTGTTGCGAACTGCCGAACAATCTCAAAGTCATCATCGTCATTTATTACATATGAGTGTAACTTAGTCATGTCTTTTGCACCGTACCTTTGATAGTATGAACCGCCATCTACGAATGCTTCGTTTGGACATCCACACTTCTTAAAGTCATGGACGTGTCGGCTTACTAGTGTTTCCAAACACTGTAAACACGTTGCTGAGTTATATACAATCGCCATTTTCTAGTTCTTCTTTTATGTCTAAATAATAATCTATATACAATAAGCTACACACACTGGACATAAGATCGACCGATTCAATGGCCGACCGTCTGGCATATTCTGGACTCATGTCGTGACTTATATTTAAAAATCTTTCGTATATCTTTTTTGCTTCTTCTTTTGCTGTCATGTTAGTTATTTTTAAAGGTCTCATTGTAATATTGTTTTGCTGTCATCATTGATATGTGGCTTGTTTCATAAGCATCTATCACCTGCTCTTCAAACATTTTGTTGGCTTGGTTAAACTCACTATACAAAGTCAAATCAAGACCATGATTCTTTTTTAGATTATCTACCAACCATTCTAATGCTGTTTTCATTGTTCTGATTTTAAGTTAATTTGTTCTATTTGCTTTGCACGTTGTACTAAGTATTGAAAGTGTTCAACGCTTATATCTATAATTACATAACCATCCCTATCGTAGGTTTGATTCTCTAGTAATTTTTCTGCTAAGTATTCTACTGCTGAATTATCCATGATGCTACATTTAAAATTAAAGCTATTGTATATATTATTATTGTTATTATGCACACTCTTAGTGCGATATCGTGAAACTTCATAGTATGCTTTTTATTTTCTCAAGATATAACGCCAGATCCATAGCCTCTTGTTTGGCATTCTCTACCAATTCCTTTATAGTTAAGTCATTACGATCTGTAGCCATCCCAACGGCAGATCGATCTCTCAACTGATTGACCAACGACTCGACAATGCTATCTGACTTTATAAATTCAGAGTTGTTGTACCATCTGGTTGTCTGTTGTCCAAGCTGATTTATACCTGTTAGCCAACATCCGTGGTCTTTAGCTTCCTCAACGCTAACCACCTCATACTTGTCAAAGTATCGTTTATCATCAGATAAACTGATGATGTAGACTTTTTCTCCTTGTTTATACATGTTTTTTGATTTTAAAAAAAAAAGACAGACTGACCACAATCATCTGTCTAGAGTTTTTACCTAAGTGGAGGCTAACCACAGAACCCTAACTGTAACCATAAAAAAATGTCTTGGTAATCAAAGGGGGAGTCGAACCCCCTATGATAAAATTTAGAAGGGTAAACTGTCCTCTTCTTTTTTTGATTCTTGTTTTGGAGCCTCTTGACCTCCCTCAATTTTCCATCCTTGCAAGGTGTTGAAGTACTTAACGTCACCTGTTGGTGATGTCCACTCACGACCTCTCAGATTGAAAGACAGCTCGATCTCTTGACCTTCTATCACATTATCAAGTAAACTGGTCTTGTCTTGTGTAAACTCAAAGCTAACGTACTGAGGATACTTGTCATCGCTGTTGTCAACCATAACCAACTCCCTCTTCGAGAACTTCTCACTCACACTCATCGTCTGTCCAACCTTGTGGACAAACCCCTTCATTTTAAAACTACTCATAATTTATTTGATTTAATTAATAATTTTAACAGAGCCACTATCTCTGCCCTCTTCCTCACCGTAGTTAAGACCACACTCTGATCAGGCCCAACTTCCTCCATGTCTTGATTTACGAATATCACAGCTTCTTTTACCTGCAAGTCTATAGTTATGCTTAGTGTGTCCTCGTACTTAAATTCATATTGGTCGATTAAGCTCTCAACGAAGCCCTGCTCTAGTAACCATTCTCTTGTTATGTCCATCTTTGTCTGTATTTATTTGCGTAATCAATAGCTATCTCTAGACGCTTGTCTATCTTTTTTATGTCATCGTCAGTCAAAACAACTGGCACGATTACCTGTCTCATGTTGTCAGTAAGATCGTCCATGTAGTGCAAGCTGTCGCTATCACTCTCTGGTATCAACTCCTCTGGTGTGTTGACCAACATATATGCAATGCGTCCTTGACTCCATTTCACTCCAGTAGTCTTTGTCAACATAAATAAGTAAAGTTTTACCTGCCACTCGTACTGTGAGTTACGTGCCTTCTCCAATGTCTTAGGAAAGGTCTTCTTCGACCAAGGGGACTTTATATCTATGACGACATTTGTCTTGTCATTAGCAATGTCTGGATGCCCAGTAAGTATGCCCTTGTAAGATAGACTTATATCAGACTTGGTGTGGTTGGTGAAGTTTAGCCTATTGTAAAGCTCTATGGAATCATTTTCTACCATTATGCCCTTTGTGGTCTCCCGACTACTGAACGATGGCTTGTATCCCCACAACTCCTCCTCAACAGCCTCCTCTATGAGGGTCTTGGCTCCAGTAGACAGCTCGTATGGAGCGTCACGCTTTGCTATCAACTCGTCACGAAGTGTTGCCTGCTTGTCAGTTAACTTTATCTTGTCAAGTAAGCCATCAAGTGTCTCTTGCTGTTTGGCTGTAAGCCCAGCATCCCCTAAGAATAGGGGGTATGCTGATGAACACCTAAACATCTTGAAATGATTTTAATTGGTCAGATGTTAGGCTGTACTGCTTCTGTATCTTCTCAATGGTAGTCGTTCCAGACTTGACAGCGTTTACAGCACTATCAAGCTTTTCGTCTGGCAGTTGAGGTAACTCCTTTTTAGGTAATGGACGAGTGCTGAATCTAAGTGCATCGACCATGCCTTGAGGACTCTTTACCTTCTCAGTGCCTAAGACTATCTGCTTGCCAAGGTAGTCGTTGTGATCGAATGAGTTGAAGAATGTCTCAAGCCTCTTGAAGTTAGATCGGTTGCAAACCATTGGCTTGTCAAACTCTTTTAACTTTGCGAAGACCTTGTCCTCCCTACCCATCTCACCAACAAAAGTGTCTTGGAATATGCGTTCGATTGTTACTAATTTCGGCTCGTAATTGCCGTTGACCTCTAAGTCCCATGCTCCGAGGTACTTGTTGTCTTTCATTAAATTTCTCCAGTGTGCCATAATTTTATACAAATTTATTTAACTTTTCTTTATAATCCAACAGTTTGTCAGTATTTTTTTTTATTCTTTGATCAATTGACTCCTTGTCATCAGAATATCGCATGCAGTGATGTAGCCAGTCAATACGCTCCTCTATAGTGTCTATGTTTACCTTTAGACAGCCAACATACCAACCGTGATTAGTGAAGTAAGTCCCTTGTGTATCGTTAATGAGTCTGTACTTCTCGCTGTTTGTCATGGTGTCGTGTATGACGATGCGACCATCTGACTCGTAACGCTCTATCTTTACACCCATGTCAAGATACCATCTTGTCGTTGGGTTGTCTTCGTCTCCTGTCCAAAATAGGGAGACGGTTTTCTCTAGTTCTTCCCAAGCCTTAATCATGGTAGGTATCCGTAGTTTAGTCCATCAACACTAAAGTAAAAGGTCTCCTCTCGTCTGTGTTCGAATAGGTAGATGTCGTAGTTACCCTCCTCGTTCTCCACAACAGCCATAGTTTTAACCTTAGTTGATGTCTCCCAACTACGGAAGAAAGGAACTGGACTCTTAGAGTTGAATATCATCGTGTCCAAGATGTAGTTGTTGTTGGTTAGAACGATGGTAACCATTGTTCGTATTATTCTTCTTGAATGATTCTTTAGAACACGAGTGTGTTCGTTAACCTTCTTGAAGTTCTTTTTGTTTGCTATCCATTGTGCATCAGCAACAAATGGAGCGGTCATCATAGCGACCGTTAAAATAATCGATTTATACATAAGATTGAAATTATTAGTAAAACAAATGATGCAGAAAATAGTACTGCTAAGAATAGAATTAATTTGATGGTATTTCCCATATGTTTATATTTATTTGGACAACTGACTCCTCGTATTTTATTATGGTCACTCCAAGCATAGATGACAGTATATCTATCGTCTCGTCTATGTCGTTTGTCGTTACCCTTATAACGTCATCGTTGTCGGTTGTTACGTTATATGTTTTCATTTTTTGCTTTTAGTATTTGCATGTATAACTCCCAATTGAAGTTAGTCCACCATCGATAGTTTTTCATCTTTTATTTTTTTAATTGTTGCACATATTTCATAGTACTCTAAATCCATAGCACAATCAGACAACTCATCAAGCATATTAACGAAGCTATCGTGCTGGCTTTTTTTGTACGTGGAAATAAGTATATTAAACCTATCCTCGTAGGTCATGTCTTTTAAACTCTCCATAGTCTTTACGAAAAGTTCTTTGAAAATTTGTTGTATCATAGTATGTTAGTAAATTTAATTATTATTTCTTCAGTCAATCGGGTTTGTGTTGACTTTTGGGGTTTTGTGTTGACTTTATTACGACTTTGTGTTAACTTTTTCTAGTATCTATAAAGGAAGTGTTAACTTTACAACTTTTTTTTAATTTTCAAGAAATATATATAAATAACTTTATAGTAGTAGTATATAAAAATATTTCACCACCATGGTGGAAAAGTCGTAAAGTTAACACAAAAATGGTTAAGTGATTGATATTGCGTTAGTTAGGTCTAAAAAAGTCGACACAAAGTTAACACAAAGTCAACACAGGTTAACACAAACCATTTATAACACTCTCTATGTAGCTGATTCTCTGAGTCATAGTGCCAGTTAATTGAAGCGTTGGTAGAGAAGTCACAATCATCGTTGAGGTGTCTACCATAGGATGCTCGTTAGTCATCGCATGACGTAGTGCCGAACGCTTGTCTTTGTGGCATGTTAATACGGATAGCTTTAGTACCTCACCATCGAAATCACCGAACATCATGTCGGCTGTCATTCCGTTCTGTCGGACGAATGCCCGAACACTTGCCTCAATGTCCTCGAGAGATAGGCAGATGTAATTGTTCGTCCGATCAAGTGTGGTGTATCTTGATGTGTAGTTTAACGATGCCGTAGCCTTCTTGTCATCATTGACTGACTGGCTGAATTTAATTAAGTTTATCATGTATTCTGCGTATTTGGTTAGTAATGTGTCTATTCCCTTTCCGTTTGTGACGTGTGTGCCACATGTCTTTTGGATGAATTGTCTTGGTGTCATTTGTTACATTTCAATTCCATACTCTATTGCTCTCATTTCATCTATGTCGCCATCATTGGTTAGTATCCCGACCTCAATTAATCGGGATGCCATCCGTCCGTAATGACCTTGTAACGACCATGCGTTACCATTTTTTACAAGTTCAGCGAACATGTATACCATCTCTGCACCATCAAGCATTCCGCTCTCGTATGCGATTATTCTGTCTATCGTGTCCATAAGTTCTAGGTTTTATAGGTTACAAAAAAAATCTTCCTCAACAAATATTGTCGAGCTGAATTTATCTTTTAATTGGTCGATTGTCATACCATCTCTGTCGGATAATTCAAGCAACTCGTCTTGGGTCAATTGGTCTATTGTTCTGTACATGGTTCTAGGTTTTAAAATGTTAGTTTATCAAATTCTTGGTACATGTCTGTATACTCCAAAGGGAATCTATCTTTCAATGCTTGGAGTATCATGTAATTGTCGTAGTAGTCCTCTCCATCTCTTTCTGCATTTACGATTGGTTGGATGACCTCAGCGATTTGGTCGTCTTCTAAGGTAGTCAATAGGTAGAAGTCCTCTTCTGACCATGCTGATGTGTTGATTCTAATTACTCTCATAAGTTCTAGGTTTTATTGGTTAAGACAGCACCTTGTGAGTGCTGTTTCGATTATTTAAATCTCGTCAGTCAACCTTGCAATCACCAATGAATAGCTTGCCATCTTTGAATGATGGTTGATACTCACTATGAATATCTGCTGTCATATCATGTGTATCATGAAACCCACTGTAGCTAGCTAACTTTAATTCATGAGATACAACTATCACCTCTGCCTCGTCACCATAGAATGGATGCTCGAAGAATTCGATTTCTTGACCTTGGTCGTTAATCATTTTGCCGTAGCTTGTAGGCTCTTGAGCCATTAATTTTTTGTAGTTTAACATAAGTTCTAGGTTTTTATTGGTTATTAAATTGTTCGTTAGTTCCCTTATCGTGTATTATTGTTCGTAGTTCAAGGAAGTAGTTTATGTCATAGTCATTTGCTGTCATAAGCAATTGCCTGAGCATTTGGTCTTCCATACCAACACCTCTTAATATAAATTCCATTGTTTCTCCATCAACGTCCATTTCTCTTAAGTACTCGATGATGTGATTTGCCGTTTGCATTTGATTGTTGTCCATAATTTCTAGGTTTTAATTGGTTAAGACGGCACATCTCTATGCCGTTTCGGATATTAAATCCATCGTCAGTTAACCTTGGTGAAACATGCTCTTCTTGAATCTAATCAAGTGACCCTCCTCGTACTTGAGTAGATCATCTAGCTTGTCTCTGTCAACAGATATTATTCCGTGTATCGGATGCTTGATGTCGTTGATGCCAACAAACTGCTTGTTACGAATCAATTGCTCTCTGATTGTCAATTGTCTGATAGTGCCTTCCGTCTTGTGGAAGCCTACGTTGTTCATTCTCTTTTCCATAATTTCTATTTGTTATATACCTCGTCTAATTGGTAGCCGTAACGCTTCTGCATGTAAGCTACATAGTTACTGAAATGTTGTTCGCTATCAAATTCCTTCGTGATGATTATCTGCTCTCTACGATGGTTAAAAAATACTAGTATCATCGTGATGTGAATGGAATTAATAATCTCTTAGTCTTAACTAATGTTCCGTTTAGAAAGAATCCCCATACCTCGAAGTTCCCCTCAATCTTTAAAATTTTTGTACTCATGGCTATTAAATTTAATTGGTTAATACGGCCCGAAGGCCGTTTCGTCTAGCTAAGACTCATCAGTTAACCTATATGTATATCGGTGGAATGTTTTCCGATACAAGTTGATACACGGCATATCCAATACCGAAAAACAAGCTAACTACAAGACTGCTTGTCCATAATACAAATACTACTTTCATGGTTATAAATTTAATTGGTTAAGATGCCTCACGGCATTTCGGTCATTCAGACCTCATCAGTTAACCTTCATTTGCTTTCATAAGTTCTAGGTTTTAACGCTCTTCTTTGAAAAATATATCGGCATCATATTCACCAATAATATCAATTACGGTTTCATCAGATGTGTTTATCTGTAAACCACCCTCACTATTGTCTTCAAGACCATATACTAATAAACATGGTTTAGCATCTTTATCATCATCCCAAAAGAAATTGATATCCCATTCAACACCTTTTGATGTAGTGATAGAGTTCCAACTATCAGATAAATCACCTTCCGTGATATCTACTGTGAACATTTCTCCTTGGAATTTGAATGTGATTAACTTTGTTTCACAATTCAATGTTGCCGTGTTGTTTCTCATTTGTTCTAAGGTTTTATAGGTTAAACTGAATAAATTGTAAATTGGTCGAAGTCGTCTATTCTATCTGCATACTTAAAATCAATATGGCTTAATTTTTTTCCACTTCGTTTTATTATATCATTAACGACTTTTTCAAGGTTAGTTATCGTACCATCAAAACCTGCAAACCCATCCAAGTCGGAAATGTTTGTACCATCTTGAAACTCGTAAATAAATAACTCATAATGTATTCCATCGTAGTCTTTTGGTATTCTGTCAATGCATTTTTTAATTAGTGCCTTGTGTTCTGCTGATATTTTGTTCATGGTTATAAATTTAATTGGTTAGTGCCGTGCTGAGTTTCGCTCTCAGTTAATGACTCGCAGTCAACACGGCTATAATGTACCTTGCGTAACAAGGCTTTTATCTTTATCTGTAACCTACCATGCGTGAAATAGGAGTAGTCTTAATTGCTTTTCAGCTTTGGCTTTTTTGATGTTATCGTAGGCGACGCATGTTCCAAGATGTCAAAGACCGATGTTTTTTTAATTTACTTACTTTTTATTTTCCATATTGACCAAAACATTTCCCTTTCGGTGTTTCTTATCGGTTTCATTTAGACTTTATGCACTAGGCTAGTCGCACCCTTATTCAGTTCAAAGTTTTCAAGTAAGAAGTATTGTTGTTAGCTCGTTTGCTTATATCAAAGTAACGGCAACTTATTTGATTGATAACAATTTTTTTTTAATCGTTTTGAAAAATACGTGTTTATACGTAGAGGGATCTAAGTGTTTATACGTAGTGTAGACAAGATTGGAGACAACGTCAATTAGCCTCAAAGCCTTGTCGGTGCTAGGTGTTAGAAAGATTAGTATGCTGATTGGTGTAATCGTTTGCGAGATGGAAGGACAAGGTGTGGTAACCCCTACCCTCCAATCATTCGCTCTGAAACGTAGAACGGACGGGCGATTGGGCGATTGGTCGGTCGGTCTATTTAACATAATGCTAATTATATTACAAGTTGGTCGGGCGATTTTAAGGCATGGCTGATTGGTCTCAGATAACAACACACCACCCCACCCCACACACACGACCACCCACCCCTACGCACGTGCGTGTAACGTACGGGCAGGCAGGCAGGCAGGTAGGCAGGTAAAAAGCTAGAAATTCAGACCGAACTTTTGGAATTCAACACCCCCCCCATCGATTTTCTGGCGGTTCGGTCGATCGGTCCATCGCGTCAGACACCCATATTACCTAAAATCTCCGTATATTTAACAAAAAATATATATGCCTGGCAGAAAAAAGATAACAGTAAGAGACAACACCTATGTAAGTAATGGTAAGGGTGGTATGGTTAAGGCCCCTTGGATGGCTGGCGACATTGACGTAACGAAGACAATACAGACTCCAAGAAAGACCAAGACAGTCAGAGACTACTCATACACTGATGCTGGCGTTAAGAAAACATTCAGAGACGTTACGGTAGTTAAAAAGGGTAAAACGGTCAAGCAAAAAACAATTAGTCGTAGTTAAAAAAATAAATTACTATCTTTACAGCATGACAATACTCCTACAGTTCAGTATGCCTTACGGCCTCAATATTGGTTTTGAATATTACAAAGCTGAGGAGGGTTTAGAGAATGAGTTTCATCTCAATTTATTAATTTTTAAAATTATGTTACTATGGCACTAATGAAAACTGGTCGTAAAATGATGATTGGCGACCCACCAAGTCTTCCTAAGAGACCACAAGACATTCAGAAGGCAATGAGTGATCTACAGCAGGTAAGAATAAGTGGCCCTAAAGATGATATTGGGGTTGGCACATTTGCTAGAAGGGGAGATATTGAAGAAGCTAAATCTAAGAACAAAGCAGCTACAGAGGCTTACAATAAATCTTCTTCTGAATACAAACAAAAGTCTGAAGCAAAAATGTCTTACGACAAGCAAAAGTCTGCATACGATGATTTTGTAAAAAGTAAACCAACCACAAAGGCGAAAGGTACTATTGATGATATGACTGAACAGCAACGTAAAAGGGTTTATGGTATGGGCACTATTACTGGCAAGGAAAGAGAGGATTATTTACGTGCTAATCCAGATGTAGCTAAAAGTATTCTACCTAATCAAAATATAAATGTATATGGTTATACTAAAGGAGAACCTGGTAAGTTTGATCCTGTATATCAGTCCAGAAGATACACTGACGAGCACATAGCATCTGGTAACGTTGAGGGAAAGATAGGTAAAACAAAAAGGTTCATACAGTTTGAATCATCCTACAACGACCCTGGTGCTGACCCAGGGGGTCCAGGGCAACAACCAGTCGCCCCAACAAACGTCAAGCTTAAAACAACTACTACTACAAAACCTAAAACAGAAGAGGCAGAATCATGGAATGCTCCAACAAGAACTAGAGGTGGTGGGTCTGTATTTAAAGGCGACAAGATACCTGTTAAAAAATCAAACGAAAAAGAACCAAAGGGATACACATACGGCAAGGAAAAAAAGATGGCTACTGCTTACTATGGTATTGGTGATGCTGTAGGTGAAGAAGGCAGATATGCCACTAGTGGTGAGTTGAGCGACTTTCAAAAAAGACGTAAGGGGGAGATAAAGGATATGAAATCGCAAAGATCAGGGGCACAAGGCAGAGTAGCTAAAAGAGAAATCACAGAAGGTATTAAATCAGGTAGAAAAGATGTTAGAGAAGCCAAACTCGGCCAGAAATACGTAGAGTCTTTACCTAACAGATATCAATCGATAGCTGGTGTAGCAAGGGGGGATATACGTAGAAATACAGCTAATGAAGAGGTAATAGAAGGTGCAAACAAACCAAAACGAGTGATCAGAGATCTCACTCCAGAGGCAATGAAGGGATCTACAGCACAAGAAAGACAAGCAATGCTAACAAAAAAGAAAAAAGTCAAAAATTTAGGTCAAAAAGAAATAATACGACCAAGAAATAGATAAAACAGCCCTCCAATCGGAGGGTTTTTTGTTTTATATCACTAAATTTGTTATATTTGTGACAAAATATAATAAAATGGTAGTAAAACATGTTCATTTAGGTCAAGATGGCCAAAAAAAGCTCAAGAAGGGCATCAAAACAATCGCTGGGGCAGTCAAAAGTACATTAGGTGCACGAGGACGCACAGTTCTAATCGAGTCAGAGCATCATGTGGGTGGTATAACGGTAACAAAGGACGGTGTGACAGTCGCTAAGTCTATAAACCTGTACGATCCGACTGAGAACTTGGCAGTGATAATGATCCGTCAAGCAGCTGAGAAGACAGCCACCGTTGCTGGAGATGGCACAACAACATCCATAGTACTTGCGGAGGCTCTCATTGACGCATCAGATAAATACTTGTCAGACACTGACAACGTGACTGAGGTGATAAGGGAGATCAACGTACTAACTCAAGACGTTGTAAGTTATCTAACAAAAAAGAGTAAAAAGGTTAAGGGTAAAAAGCTAATCGATGTGGCCACTATAAGTGCAAACAACGACAGGGAGATTGGTAAGATGATTGCCAGTGCTTTCGATGAGGTTGACGTTGTTACCGTTGAGAACAGTATGACAAGCAGCACATATGTTGAGATAATAAAAGGCATGAAGATTGATCGGGGGATGACATCTCCTTACTTCATAACAGATCAAAAGAAACAAGAGTGTGTTCTTGACAACCCATACGTATTGATATGCGACCATGAGATCAACAACTTGATATCTATAGAGAACATATTAAAGCACTGTGTGGTAAACCAAAAGCCACTCCTGATCATCGGCACACTGGGTCAGAACGCCATGAACACATTAAACCTAAACGTATCCAAGGGGCAGATAAAGGCTTGCAACATACAGCCACCATCATTTGGTTACCGCACTAAAGACTTAATGGAGGACATTGCTGCTGCAACTGGCGGCACATTTTTCTCTGAGTCTACTGGTGATGACTTGTCTTTAATAACTGTTGCTGACCTAGGTCGATCTAACCGTGTTGTTGTTAGTAAGGGCATGACGGTATTTATGCCAAACGCTGATAGGGCTGATTCAATAGACGGTCAGGTATATCAGCTAAAGGAGTCTAGGTCTGAGATGTCATCCAACAAGGAGCTGTTAGACTTCACAAACGAGCGTATAGCCAATCTATCTGGTGGTGTTGGTGTTATATATGTAGGGGCAATGAGTGACATTGAGCAGAAGGAGAAGAGGGACAGGATAGATGACGCTGTGTGTGCTGTTACTGCGGCAATAGAGGAGGGGATACTTCCTGGTGGTGGTATAGCACTTTTAGAGGCTAGGTCTTTTGTTTTAAATGGTGACTCAAAGGCTATTAAAATATTAAGGGATACAATTATATCTCCATTCAATCAGATAATTTTAAATGCTGGTAAGGACCCAGAGGAGATACTTTCAAACATGCTACCAATAGAGAACGAGGGCTATGATGTGAAGAACGAACAGTATGGTGACATGATGAAGTTAGGCATCATAGACCCAGCGAAAGTCACCAAGAACGCACTGTTAAACGCTGTCTCTGTGGCGACCACGATAATGAGCACAAATGCAATAATAACAAATGTAAGAGCAGATGAAAGTATTAAATAAATTCCTCTTAGTAAAGAGAGAGCAAGAGAACAATATGTCAACAACTGGATTCATGTATGGAGCTGACGACATGAGGGAACTACGGTACCAGAAGGCTACCGTGGTGTCTTTCGGTCAGAACGTGATGGGCCTTGAGGAGAACAGTGAGATACTGTTCGACAAGGTAGCTGGGCATGACGTGTTGATAGAGAACGAGAGACTAACTGTTATTCAAGAGAAGGACGTTGTTTGTATTCTTCGTTAAAATTTATTATAGCCTTAGCTAAAGTTTTTTGATGAAATGGGGCGTTCTTACGAAACGCCTTATTTCTTCTTTCTGAAGAAGGTATTGGTTCTATTCCGTTCAGTTTTTTGTATATACTGTTGATCATTTTTTTGCCCTTATGTGTAAGGTCAAATATCTCTGAGTTCCCCCATCCTCCCTTTCTCCATGTGTATATAAAACCTCCGTCTATAAGACGGTTAAGTAATTGAGAGTCCCAGGACATAAAGTTTGTTTGCTCTCTTATAACTTTTCTTGTAAATAATTTCTCTGAGTACAAGAAGAACATTAGCTCTAACTCTGAGAAAGATTTTAGTTCGTAATGCATTATAGCCCACCTTCTAACTACTGAGAAGTTTTTAAGATAATTGTCATCGCTGACCCATCCTTGATACCTTTTAGGTTTATACCTAAAATATTTATTTACAATCTTTCGTTTCATTTTATTATATTTGTAGAAGCAAATTTATGAAATTATGAGAAACGTAAAACTACAACCTAAAAAACCTTCATCAACGAATGGATCTACTAATCCTAAAAATGAAGTAAGACTTGTTCCGAAAAAAGAGTATTATGGAATGGGAGAAAGAGAACTTAAAGAGTCAATGAGAGCAAGCAAAATAGGAGCTCAATCAAATCCTGACAAACTTATGAAAGATAGACATGAAACTAACTACTCTACAGCTCAGTTGATGCGTTATGAAAATAAAGGAAAACTAAACGCAGTATTGCCTACAAAAAAAGCATCTGAAGTCATAAAAAATGTTGGTAAACCAAAACCAATGAATAACACTCAAAAAGATATGATGTCAAAAAAAGTTCAAACGGCTTATTCATCTTCTAAAAAAAATAAAAAATGAGAAACGTAAAACTACAACCAAAAGATTTAATCCCGATGAAAAATTCTTCCATTGATAAATTAAATTCTTTAATGGAAAAACAAAAAAATCAAGAGGGTTATAAAAATGTAAGTGATGCGGAACTTAGAGATCCATATTTTTATAACGATAAGCCTCTCAAGGGTACATATGGCATATCGAAAGAATTTGATGGTAATGAGGTTGAGGGCACTCTAAAAATCAAAAAAACTTTAGGTGGTAAGTATAAAGGAGTTGAGAAATTTAATTTCCCTAATGGTGGAACTAGGATTGAAAAAACTGTTTATAACAACGAAGGCCGACCAATCAGAAGAACAACAAAGGATAAAAAGATAAATTAGTGAAAGACCCTCGATTAGAGCGAGCTGGAGTCGAGGGATTTAATAAGCCCAAGCGAACACCAAGTCATGCGACCAAGAGTCATATTGTTGTAGCTAAAGAAGGCGATCAGATTAAGACGATACGATTTGGCCAACAGGG